ATCACCTCCAAAGACACAATTACGATTCTTACACCACGGACACAATTCAGCATTCTCTTCACTTGGTAAAACTCCAACTTTATACAAATTCCATCTCTCATATCGTTTTTCGCTACTCTCCATATCATTAACAATCAAACGAATAAAACCATAAATAGCAGTAGCAATAGCAGCAGCATAGCCAGTGTATTTAATAATAGTAGATATCCAAGGATGTTCAATGGAAAATGCAGTCCATTTCTTATCAATATCAGATGTAATTTGATTCCACCAAGATTGATGAATACCCTTATCTTTCATGCGTTGATCAAGTAAACAAGTCAATGATCCACACTTATCTCCAGAAGCACACGTGACACAATCTTTTTTATTAAAATGCTCTACACATGCATTAACTTCACCCTTTACTTTTCGCGCATAAATTTCAGTCTTATAATCACCAAACATAGTTCTAGCATACATTTCTCTAGTATAGGGGTTAACATTCATTTCACCAGGTGGAATATGTGACAAAACGGCTGCTAATGTGTCAGCTCCCGCATCATCTTTTATACTATGTAATTGTCCTAGGGCATCTTCAAACGCTGCATCATCAATATCATCTTGCTTAACTACTGCAGCACTAAACATATGACCTTCAAAATTAATATCATATTCTTTGGTTTCAGCTCGAATACCCTCAACAACTGGATTCAAGTGCATTTTTTGCAGCATTACACATTGGTTATCATGATGTTTCTTTGCAACACATCTACAATATCTGAAAAAGTCTGGTGTTTCCATATAATCAGTCAACCAAGCGTTATCATCTTCAACCAGCGGGTCGTGCAATCGCCATCGCATATACGTAAGATTTTTACTAACTTCATCAGGTATACCTTCATAATCTGGTTGTCCATTTCTCTTTAAATACTGAGGCTTAACAGTTAGCTCAACCATGATATCTCGACGACGCCAAAGTGCTTGATGAACTTTCATATTATCAGGACGTGCAAATTGAACATTAGTTGTATAAATTACATTATCTGATTTAAATGCAGTAC